CCAAATGATTGCATTCTGGAGGTTCAGCGTCATGATTTTACCGATAGGCAAGACCGCTTCTACGTTGTACACCCTGCGGCTCTTGGCGTATAGGTCGGTGATGTAGTCGCTCCACTCGTTGTTGTAGAGGCTTTGGTTTACCGATTGCAGATGGTATGGGTCTATGTCTGCACCAAACGTGATAGTGTTCGATGCGCCTGCACTTTGGTAGCGGTTTGACGTATTGGCATACCAAGCAATGTTCACTTGTTCGTGAGTGCCATCTGCGTTTACAAATGTTAATGAGTTTGCAGTTAAATCGTAATCATCAAAATATCCGTAGAAAAGAATAGGCGCACCCAAATAAGGATTGAATATACCATCCTCATTCGTTTCGCTTGTGATGCTTTTGTACACGAGTACGTTTGTCAGCCCACCCGTATGTAAGTTGGTCAGCCTTTCAAATAACGGGCATTCAAACGGCACTTCAATTAAGAATTCATCGCCATCAAAAGTAAAAGTGTTATTCAAATCCCCAAAGCCCACATTGTTTGTTTGCAAGTATTGGAAACCAAGTATTGCTTGGGTCTCTTGGTACTTAAATTCTATCTCCCTGTATAGCGGTGGGCGGTCAATTGTGTACTCCGTGATGTCAAGATAGGTCTGATAGTTTTGGTCAGTTCCTGCTGCGTACCAATCTTCTAAAGGCTGAAGCAGGAAGTTCGTAGATGTAGTTGGCACAATCACCATATTATACATCTTGAGAATGCCTGCCAAGAAGTCCTTAACCTTTATTTCGGGCATAAGGTCAGACACGACCACTAAAAAAGAATAGGTTGCGGATGCAGTTTGGTCTACCGAAAAACTAACAGAAGCCGTGACGCTATCAATACCCGAATAGTCCGTGCATTGGTATGTCATTGAGGTATTGCTCTGCGGTCTGATAAACAACTGCACCGTATCGCCTGCGGTAAACGACAAAGCCGACATCGTTGTGGTTACAGAAGATGCAGCGTGAGCAGCAACCAATGCAGAAAAGTCAAACACTCCATTGCGAAATACAGAAAGCTCATAAGGCACACTTACGTTTGCCATTGTAATCTGCAAGTCATATTGCTTGCTATCTACAACTGTCCAAGTATCGGTTGTCAAATTGAACTGCGAACCACTGCCTGTATTGCGATTCATATTTATTAACTGATAAGCAATGTCGTTGCCTCCTGCAAATAGATACCCTTCAAACCTGTGCAGCCATAGCGACAAATCAACAAACGGAGTGGCAGACAAGAATGAACCTGTAAACGTGATTCCGTATTGGGCTGCTATTGCATTAAGAATAGATTGAACCTTCAATGCAGGCTTCAGCTCAAAGTATCGGATGCCACGCAATCCCACGCCTCCTGTTTTGTGAGCAATGTTGTTCTCATTGTCAGCACCTGCGCCACTTGCGCTTTGATAAAACCAATTCTTTACAGGGCTGCATAGTGGATAGAACAAGCCTGTGTCATCATTGGTGGTTAGCTTATTAAAGATTACAGTATCGCTATACTCGTGATTAAACTCTGCAAAGTCAACGTCATACAAATAGTCTTCGCCAAACAAGTCCGTAAGCGTTACCACATCCCCATAGAACGTCAAGGTGTAAGCATACGGCTCTGTGCCTTTCAACTGCACGTTCTCTACCTCAATCACCCCTGTGCGGAATGGCAACGAGTTTATTTCAATTCTTGCTTCCTGTCGTAGCCTTCCATCAAACGTATTGGCAACGCTCGTGCTTGTTGCACCTGCGTTCCAAACTGTGTTAAAAGTATTCCAAGTGATGCCGATGCTATTCCAAACGGGGCTACCGCCTGTCTCGGTAGTGATAACGGAACTTGTGATATTAGCATTGTAGTAGTGCTGAAGTATCTCGTTATTGCGTGGGCTTGCAGGAATGGTGAACCCCTGCGTGAAGTCCGTAAACACCTTTGAGATGTCCTGCACGTTCTGCACCGAGAGGTTGATACTTATCTCCTCATCATCAAAGATGTCTAGCCTAAAGCCATTGACGTAAATATCAACCTTGTTCATCGTACCAAGCTGCGCTCATCAAATCCGAAGTCAAAGGACATTGTGTAATTGATAAGCTTTGTGTTCACGCTCTTTTGGTATTCTATGGTTCCGCGATTCGGAACGGCACTCACCCAGTTGCTATTGGTATAGACCGCGACATACTCGCTCATCAGAATGTCCTCAATAGTTTCATCGTAATCTTGGTCAACAAAGCCTGTGTTTAGAGTTAGGGTGTTGCGAGAGTTGACGTTGAAGGATTGGTACTTGCCTACCTCCAACGAAGGGGTGGTAAAGCCATCATTGTAGATGCTCTTTTGGTAGGAGTCCTGCGTGAAGTTACCACGCTCATCGCTGCGCTTAAAGAACGTAATGAAGTCAGCAACGCCAAAGCGGTTGATGAACGCTACCTGCACAGGCGTGTACTTCGCCTCACATTGAACATAGTACCTCACCGTTCCAATGGTCGTATTGCCTGCATTCTTTAGAATCACATCGTAGTACTGCCCTACACCACCATCGGGTTGACTGCTTGGCTTTATTGCATTATCTAAAAAAGAATTGTTCTCAAGGTTGGCAGGGCCTACGCCTGCGTAAATCACAAGGTTCTGACTATTGTTTGTTGTTCTGTCAGGTGGTGCGGTGCTTATGGCACTTATTTGAAAATCATCAGAATCGCCACTCTGCCAAGTGATGACAATTTTGGTAAGGTCATTTGTGCTGCTATTGTTAATCGCAAGGGATTCGTAGTTACCTACAAGCACCTGCCTATTGCGGCTTGTGGCAAGCACAGGTTGTGATACCGCAACGGGGGCTATGTTATCACGCGTTGCCCATCCATCGGTAGCAAGAAACGCCAAAGAGCTGCCTGTTGCCCATACCGCTGATTCAGGTGCGGCTCCGTTATTTGAATAGACCCAATCGCCAATAGGTGAAACCCACAACGCCTCACCCTGCGGACTCTGCGTGTAGCCTATGTCGTTCCATACGCTGAAGTCGTGGTAGAACTCAGAGCGCACAAGGTCGCTCACCTCAAAATTGATGACCTCGTTGATAGAATAATTCTTACTTAAAGAATAGTTTGCAGTAGCAGGGGGCGATGCCTTTAGGCCATTGTAAATCTTTAACTGAAGAGTCATTGAATCAAGTTGGTCATTTGCCAAAGCGTTGTTCTTACCTGTGACAAATAAAGGGCTGCGCCCCATTGAAAGGCTGCTTGGTGTGGATGCAGTAGGTGTGCTCATCGTGTGGTAAATGCTTTGAAGTCTTCTTCTGTTAATTGAAATGCCTCTACCAATTCAGCAGGTAGTTTCTTAAATGCCAATCCAAAGGGTGTGCTGAAGAACTTGGTGGCAGGGATTCCTTTGTTGTAGATGCTGCGGGCAAGGGCAAACTGAAGGCTCTGCCTCTTTACAAATTGTCCCTTCTTATTTCGTACGCCATCCAATCCCTTCTTAATAGCCCATTGGCTGAACGCCTTTGCAGGGGGCATCTTGTTGGTGTACTTGTAAGGAGACCCCTGTGCGCTTGCATAGGTGCTTTTTGCGCCCCTTACTCCCTTGTCTTGGTACTCACCATAGTCATCCATAGAGAACGTCAAGGAGAACGAACTTGGCCCTGTTTGCAAATCGTAGCTTAAAGAGTTGTATAGGTTCTTGCTCGCATTGCGTTTGCCCCGTGTAAGGTTGGACTTGGCCTGCTGAATAACATACCCCGCAAACTTCGCAAGCACCGCTTGTATCAAGTCCTTCCGTGCCATTTTAACAGATGCTTATCTCGGTGTTAGCAAGCAGCACGTCAAACGTGGCAGTCCACCCTGCAAGCAGGTTCTCAAACCTCTCGCTAAAGGGAACGCAAGAGGCAGTACCATCCAACTGGTAAAGGTCGGTGTACAGAGTACCCCTGCGTAGTTCTGTGATGACATCGTTGATTACTGCGAGCTGCGTGTTCAGTATGTTCTGCTCGTTGCTGATGCCGTAGAACGGCTCTGCCTGCAAGCGAGGATTCTCTTTGGTCTCATCCACTAAATCCATACAAATTATGCTCACGTTCATCCGTACTATCTGTCCCTCGAATGTTGCTTGGTTGATGATGATGTGCGACAAAGGGAAGATGGTCTGCTTGTTTAGGTCTATGTCAAAAATATCCCCTGTCGTTACCACGTTGACTTGGCTATTGGCCTCAAGGGTGTCCTTGAGTTTGGTGGTGATGTCGTAGAACTGTCTCATTTTATTGACTTTTTTATTAGGTCGTTTTCAACTTCTTGCTTTTGCTTTTCGAACGTGAGGAAATGAAGACACTCTTGGAGTTCCAATTTAGTGACTCCTCCAAACCTTCTAATATCTCCTTGAGCAAGTTGATATATTGTAGCGTACCATCCCCAACGTACTGCGAATTGTCCTTGCTTGGAGTATTCGTTTTCAGGTTGTCCTTCTCCAAAGAGGTCAGGGAAGCTCGCAATAATTCGTTCCCTAAACGCCAAAAAAAAAGCGATGCTCCCATAGCAACACTCATCGGGGCTTGCTTCATCTGCTCGGCATACCTACCTGCGCCCTCATACGGCTCTATCAGATACCGATGCTTGACCTCGTTTGTGATAGGGCGATACAATACCGCCATTGCTTTGTGCAGGTCTTGCACGTCTTGCAGGTAGCCATCAAGGTCAACGAACTCACCATAGGTGATATTGTCTAGTTCTGGGATGAACCCGTACTTGGTGTCTCCCATCGTGAAGGTTGGCGTGAGGCTTGGCTTCTCGTTTATCATCGCCATTATGTACTTGCTGATGTGGCTCACATCTTTGATGCGTACGTTCGGAAGCTGCGCAAGAGGCACTCCGCAGAATATCTCAAGCATCTTGTGGGTCAAGAACTCTTCATCGCCCTCCAACCTCGCAAAGCGTTGGTATTGGTCAAGCGTTATCTCTGATAGGGCGGTGGGTACAATAACCTTTAGTTCCATTATTAAAATAACCTTTTAGTTTTAGCGTATGGCATACCTGCCAAAGTTAGGTCTGCTCAACTTGTTATACGTTGCATAGCGCAGCGCATCAATGGCGTGGTTGAATGCGTCTATGGGTTTGTTCAGCAGGTTGCCGTTCTTGTCCTCTACCCATTTGTAGTTCTGAAGTTCCTTGATTAGGTTGCTGCTTCGTGGGGTTACGAATAGCTTGTGTCGCTTCAGCACGTCAATACCCACTATGACGCTATCTGCGCCCTTCTGCGTGGGTTTCACGTTCCATCCCATACGATGCAGCTCCTCAATAGATTTGGGTTCAGCAGAGTCAGCATATATCTCTGCCCTTCTGTCAAGCCCAAGTGAGGCAAGCACGTTGCTGATGTCGGGGTTGGTCATCCCCGTGCGGTAAATCAACTCATCCACATAAAGATTGTCACCCGACTTGTAAACGGCCACAAGTGCGGTAGGGTCATTGGTGTACCCGAAGTCCATCCCGTGACATAGGAGCGTGGCATCCGTTGGTATCTCTGCCTGCCCGTATTGGAAGATGGTGGCTCTGCTCATCCCACGTTCTCCTAATCCGTAGATTCTCCAATAGTCATTGTCCGTATGTTGCAGCCTCTCTATCTCCTCCACAATGGAGGCATCCAAGAATGGATTATCAAGGTAGGTTGACTGGATGTATGTAACGTCATCACGGGTCAGCAACTTATCGTAAATCCAATGGAATGCATCAGAGGGGTTGTAGTCAACCCATATCTTACCTGTGGTACGAATCAAGAGCTGAAAGAAGTCCTCCCAAGTAAGTTCGTTTGCCTCATTGCAGAATAGATAGTCACGTCTTGCTCCGCGTTTCTTTTGAGGTTGGTCAAGGCTGATGAATTCAAAGAGGTTACCATTCAACTCGTAGGTGTAGTCGCTCTTGTTATGCCGTGCCTCATCATAGAGGCCGTTGGCATTTAGAATCTCAAAGAAGTCACGATAGGCCGTCATCTTCAGAGACGGCAGAGACTTGCGCACGATAGAATACACCTTGCCTCTATCCTCCATCGCCATCACGATGAGCATCTGCAAAAGCGAGTAGGTCTTACCAGAACGGCTGCCTCCTTGATTAACTACTATCCGAGTTGGCGCGGTGTAGTTCTTCTCAAAGAGTTCGCTACTCTTTAGGTTTAGCTCGGACAATCTCTACCTTGATTTTCGTTAGCTCATCCGATACTTCGTGTGAGTTCTCCACCCTTGCGAGTTTGGGAGTTGTGTACTCTGCCATCTTGTTCAACAGGTCAAGTGCGCCCTTTGGGTCATCAGCAGCAACTTGGGTGAGCCATAGGGTCATATTCTCAAGGTTGGCTTCTATAAGGGTTTGGAATGCCTCTCGTATTTTATTGGTGGTCTTGTTTGGTGTTCCTGCGGGTCTTCCTGTGTTGCCTGCTATGAACCTGCCTTTGTCATCTTTCATATCCGTTCAGTTCCGTTATTTTCGGTTGTATCTAAATAACCCTTTTTGCGAGGTGGTGATTGTGTGTTGCTTGAAGTCGCTCCTTCCACTCCTTAATATCGCCATAAGCAACGTGGCAATTGCGGCATAGTGCCATTAGGTTTTCTATCGTATCAGCAATTTTGCTTCCACCCATTCCGCGTGATTCTATGTGGTGAATGTCTTGCGCTTGGGCTTGACATACCTCGCAGGGTATGAAGTCAGTTGTGGAGTAGCCCATCCCTTTGAGATAGACCTTTGTGTGGTTCTTCATAGTCCGCAGTATCCCGTATCACAAGAATCAAAGTCATTATCAAAAAGCGTGTGTTGCGTTTGGTGGTCTTTGATTTTGGCGTATGTTGTTTCTTTTTTCCATTGCGCTCCGTGTTGCTCCTGCTCCACGAACCAGTCAAACTTATTAGGTTCTTTGTCGCTCATATATTTCAATAGCATTGGGTTTCGGTGGAAGCATCCTACGCAGTTGTTCATATAGGCAAAGCGGACTGGCTTGTCTTGCCAGTAGGACTCTATGGTGTCCTTGTAGGTGTTTGCTTCTATCAATGGGAACTCTACTACTCGGTATTTTACGTCAGTCCATTTGAATCGGTTGTTGCTCCTTCCTGTTTTTACCTTCGCATACTCTACTCCGTCAAGTTGACGTTCAAGCATACGCTGCGCTCTGCCTTGCTCGTTGGCACGGAAGCCCATCCTCATAGTCACGGGCAACTCTGTGTTCTCGTATAGCCATTGCGTGATGGGCTTTACTTTTAGCTCGGTGGTGCAGTACCTCATCATTACATTCGGCAAGTGCCGATATTCGGTTCCATCTGCTTTTGTGCCTCTTGTCTTTGTTAGCACCTCATCAAATGACTTGGGGCTAATCCAATGAATCTTGCGCCCGATGTACTGCTCAAGGTCAAGCATCGTGTAGATGATTTCATCCTGCTCAAGCGTTCCGACAAACTCGTGACCGATTCGGTCAGATACCTCTTGCCTTATTGCCGCATCGGGAAATAAAGATTTTGGGTGCGTTGTTCTCACAAGAGAGAATAGCTCAATGTCCGCAGGGTAATGCACCGACATAAAAGAGGAGGTCTTACCTCCCGACAATGAGTTAACTGTTTTCACCTTTGGTAAATCCAACAGTCATCAATGAACGTAGCACGAGGCAGCAGTTCATCTACCGCTTGGATTACACCCTTCCAATGTTCGTGGTAGTCATCTCCTGCGATAAAGCCTCCCTTCTTTACTTTGGGTAACCATAACTGGATGTCTTCCTTTACCGCTTCATAGGTATGGGTAAGGTCTATGAATACCACGTCTAAAGATTCGTTGGCAAACTTCTTTGATGCTGCTTTGGATGTTGCTTTGATTGCCTTGTACTTGCGGTCTCCCATATTCTCCACAAAGAGATTGTAGATGTCCACCTCCGTTGCAAGTTTATGGGTTGTGGTCAATTCGTTTGGCGAACCCTTCCAAGAATCTATGATTGTGATTTCTTGGGATGTTGCTTTGTCGCATAGGTAAGCTGATGATTTACCGAGCCACGCCCCCAGTTCAACGAAGGTGCCGTCTTGGGGCATATTGGCAAGTAGGTAGTCGTATGCTGCTTGGTGGTTGAACCACCCGTCTATGTCTTTTGAGCTTTTCATCGTAATGCGTTATAGTAGCAAAGGTACTGCTCTACGCAGATAAGTGTGCCTTGTTCGGATGCTGCTTGAGCAAAGGTGCCATCTGCCTCATACGTCATTTCAAAGCGCAGGTTGGGCAGGTCGTATGGCTTGAACATATAGCAGGCGGTATCTATGTTGCCGACTCTTGGTTGGTCGGTAGGGCGTAGCCTACCTACTTGCCCCCACGTTACAATAGAACAGTCCAAAGCGTTTAGGTTGTTCCACTCCTCAAGGAACTTTGGGTGCAGCACGTTATCATCATCCAAATAGTAAACCCAATCTTCTTTGGTAAAGGAATCAGCATACAAGTCAAGAAACTCGTTGCGTAGTGGGTTGCCCATATCCCCAGTGCGTGTGGAGTAGTGTGTGATTGATGCGCTTGTTGCTCCCTTGTAGTTGGTAGAGGCATCCATCATCACAACCCACGTTGCGTACGCAGGGATATGTTGTTTTAGCCTTACGAGGTTATGAGGGCGTGAGCAGGGCGTGACTATGTAAAGCATCGTAGTTCGTTTATCTTATCCATCGTGAAGTCCTGCACAAAATCATATAACGATTCTGTTATATCAGCTACTTGGTTGGGGTTTTCTTTTAGCCTCTTGATTGCTCCTGCCCATTCGCTCGGGTGTTTTATGGCAATGCAGTTATCCTTCGTGATGTAGGGTGAATAGGGTTGCGTGTTGCTCACTATCAAAGCGCACTTGCTGAACCCCGCCTCCAGCATCTTTAGGTGCGACTTGCACTTGGCGAACTCGGATGTCGTAAGCGGTACGAGGCTCACGTCAAAGAACTCGTAGAGCTTGTGGTAGTGTGTTGGTGGCATCGTGGGCAGCTTGTAGCTTGCCCTCATTATTTCAGGGTATCCATCTACATCCGCGACATAGCTTTGATAGCCCTCAAGGTTGATTGTGGACTCCCTTACATCTACTGCGTGGTGGTTGCCTCCGATATACCCGAAGCGTACTTCTTCGCTTGGCTCTCTCTCTACCTGCCACGTTGCTACGCTGATTGCGTTTGGTATGATTCGGATGTTGGTGTTATATTTCTTGACCTTTGAGGCAAGGTGCTTGTTGGTCACCCATACCTCATCAGCAGCTTTCATAGAGCGCACGATGCGCGTTCTCATCTGCTCAACGTACAAGCCTTGCAGGGGATGCGTTGGGGGCAGCACCCACCAATCATCGTTATCAACGATTAGCTTGATGCCCTCCTTACGGCAGAGCTTTACGAAGTCATCAAACGGCTCTACTGGGAATGCACGGCTTGCAAAGATGTGAGTGACTTTAGGCCACATCTCGGGGTCAATGTCGGTAATCTTCTCAATGAAAAAAACATCTACATCCTTGTGGCATATCAAGGGTGCAAATGTCCTGTGGTGAGAGACTCCAGAGTTCTGCTTGTGGAAGGCAAGCACAAAGGGTCTAATCATACGCTCGCCTCTTGGTCTTTGAACCATTGCGCCATCGCTTTGCGCTCCAAATACTTGACCCACATCCGAGCAGCTACTGCTCTGCGTTGGGGCTTGAAGGGGTAGGTGCTACGGAGCTGCGCCATCGCTATCCTCATAAATTGGTCTTGCATTATTCTTTGGTATTTGAGGTGTTGCAAAAAATGCAACGATTGGTTTGATGTTAAAGTTTGGTGTTCCAATAGTATTCGCATTGCCCGTTCTTGATGGGTACACCAAAGAAAAACGATTGATACATTCCCGTCTCAGCGGTAAAGCGATAGCAGGTTTCTTTGAGGGCGCAGCCCTCTCCTGTGCATTTGGTGATGTCGGTCATAACGTGCCTACTATTGTGTACGAATCCAAGTCCTCACCCAAGATGAAGAACTGCTTGTACAATTCTATTGCCTCCATAGTCTTGCGTTCTCCTTCTGCCACAAACTCAGGGCTAACTCCATAGATGCCTATGTCAAGGCTTCCTTTGTCAATAGCGATGAAGAAAAACTTATCAATCGGTACCCCGAAGAGTCGGGTATAGATGAAAGCTTGAACATTATAACCATATTTTTGAGCTGAAAATGGGAAGGCGCGGAGGTCTTGAGTACTTTTGATGTCTGCGAGAAAACCATCAGCGTAGATGTCAGCCTTCGCCCTAAAGGGCAGGCCGCCAATCATTCCAATCTTGGGTACCTCAAACTCGCAGCCTGTGATAAGACCAAGCACGTTCTCGTTACGCAGGAGCGCATCAGAGATGCGTTGCGCCTCGTTGTATTCTTTACGAGTGCAGAGGTTACGCTTGCCCTTTGCATCCTGCCAAGCCTTTGCGTTCTTGCTTTGCACCTCAATCACTTCGTAGTCTG